ATTCTTTTAATAATTTAAAAGTAACTCCTTTAGAATTAATATCTAAGGTATTTATCAAATATTTAGTAGCCAGATTATATCTAAGACTATGTAAATTTACTTTTTTTCTTTCTTCTATCATATATTTTCTAATCTTCTTTTTCTAATCCTTGTTCTCTAGATTCTCTTAATAATTCCATATCATTAACATCTTCTTTATCTAAAAAAGTTCCTATATCTCTAAACTTTTGATTAACATAGTTACAAACTTTCCAAAAATAATTATTACTAAATCTTTCTTGTACTGTAGAATTACTTAAATCTTCTTCTATATAAGTTTCTTGAGAATATATTTCAATACCTTTATTCATTTTCTGTAGTATTTATTGGATTATTTAATCTTTCTAATACTTTATCTACTATTTCTTTTTTAATCTCAGGATTTTCATCTAAATAAGCATAATATTCCTCCATAGCATCTTTATCACTTAATTCAAATATTTCTCCATTATAAGTAACTTTTTTACCATGTTTCTTAATAATTTCAAAATCTTTAGCTAAGTAAAATATTTCACTTTCTTTATCAAAACCTTTACCCCAAATAATAGTGGTTTCTGCTTCTTTCATAGGAGGAGCTAATTTATTTTTAATAATTTTAAAATGCATAGTATTAGTTTGATTTTCAGCTTTAATTTCTTTTCTTCTAATCATAATTCTAACATGGGCATAAAATTTCAGTGCATTTCCTCCTGATGTAGTTTCTGGACTTCCAAACATTACTCCTATCTTCTCTCTAATTTGATTAATAAATACTACACAACAATTAGAATTTCTAACTTTATCATTGACCATTCTCATTCTATCAGAATTAATTCTAGCCTCTTTACCCATAGCTCCTCCAGGATTATCTAAACTTGCTTGAGGTTGAAAAGAAGTCAAAGAATCTACTACAATTAAACCAAAAAGTCTAGAGTCTAGTGCTTTTTCTATTAAACTATAACAATCTTCTAAAGAATTAGGATAGGCTAATTGTAGTTTATCTAAATTTACTCCTAATCTTTCAGCATAAAATTTATCAAAACTATTTTCTTTATCTATTAAAAGACAATTATCTCCATATGTTTTTTGATCATTTGCTATAGCATCACAAGATAGAGTACTTTTTCCTGCACTTTCCCAACCAATAATTTCTATAATTTTATTTTTAGCAAATCCTCCTTTACCCAAAGCATTACATAATGTCAAACTGGTTAAAGGAATAATATCTCCAGGAGGAATTTCTTCATTTGCTGTTATAATACTTCCTTTCCCAAAAATTTTTTCAATTTCTGATTGAAAACCATCAATATTTTGTTCTTTTTTTACTTCTTTTGCCATATTTTTTTATTTAATTTATTCTTTTATAAATTCTACACTATCCTTCAACTTTTCTTCTAATAACCTTAAGTTTTTACTTTCTATAGCCTCTTTTATATCTTTCCAAAGATTAGATATTTCTTCTAAAAGAATATCAGGTTTATCTTTCCACTTTATTAACTCTAAATTTCCTACTTCTAGATTTTGATTCATATTTAATTAATATTCTTATAAGATTTAATAATTTCTGTTAATTTTTCTGCCATTTCTTTAGAAACAATACTAACTTCATAACTATACATAATGCAATGGTAACTATCTTGAGCTTGTTTATCTTCAGGAAAAGCAAATAAACTTCTAAAATGTTTATCTATATTTACAAAAACAGAATCTTCTATAAAAGATTCTACAGGATTTTCATAAAACATAACACCTTCTTTACCAATTAATTGCTCATATAATTTATTAGTAGTTATAAATTTAGTGAGTTTTCCTTCTTCAGGTTCTCCATGTCCATTAAAATGAGTTTGTTGTTCTAAAACTAAATAATAATTAATTTTTTCTTCCATATTTTTCTTTTAATTAAGTTTCAAATATAAGACTTAAACCTTATAATTCCAAATTATAAGGTTCTTATCTAATATTATTTTATATATTTAAAGGTAAATTTGCATAAAGTTCTGTACCACAATACTTTCCATAAGATTTAAAAGAAAATCCACTTCTATCTATACCAGTAATAGTACAATCTACTCTAAGTTCATTTTCACAACTATCTAGTATAACACAATTTTCTTGTATTTCTTCAAATTCTTTATCTGTTAATTCTATATAAGACCAACCTTCTTCATTATTTTCTAAAAAATCATTTATGATAGGGTAATATTCATTACTAGAGTCAAAGAATTCAAACATAATTACTCCATGCTCAGAATATTCTCCTTTTAATCCATTATTTTCTAGTATAAGTATAATTCTTTCTTTAAAGTCTATACATTGTTTTGCATTTATTATAACAAAATCACTTACAAAGTAATCATCATTATTATCAGCTTTAGCTATAATCCAATCTGTAGGTTTTTTACTTAATTTCATAATTTATTTATTTAATTTTTCTATAAACTCATTAAATCCATCATTTTCTATATTTCTAGCTAATTTACCTCCAGCAACAAAAGATTTTTCCATATCTTTTAAAGTGTAATACTTAGAACTTTCTAACATTTTAACAATTTCATTAATTTGATAATGTTCATCAGATCCAATTCTATCAGACCATTCTTTCATTTCTTTTAATAATTGTATACTTGTTTTTATATTTTGCATATTTTATTTATTTTCAACATTTTGTAACCAAATAATTTGTTTTGCTAATTCTAATTTTTCTTTAGCTAAAGATTCATTAGGAAATCTTTGTATTTTTTTACCTTTAACCTTTAATTTATCAGACCAACACCATATAAAAGTTTCTAAAGTTTGGGCTTCATATTCTTCTATAGTCATATCTATATGAAAATCTCTTTCAAAACTTTTTTCTGCATAAGAAGGAGTAAAATTAGCAAAATCTCCATTTTCCCCTATATTTAATTTTTTATATTTATTATAAATAGCTTCTTTTTCAGATAATTGCATGAATTTGTCCCTTTGATAGTTGTATAATATAGCACCTGATATTTCTTCTAAATCATGATCTACATATGCAATAATACAATCTTTACCTAATTTCCAAGCTATAGTAGCACAATAATCTTCTGCTTCATACCCATGAGATTCTACAGCTTGATATTTTTCTTTCATATAATCATAAAGATATACACTTAAAGGATCTTTTTTAGGTCTATTAGACTTATATTCAGGATATAATTTTTTTCTAAAGTTGTCCTTACCTCTAATAAATATATATAAAGACTTGATAATGAAATAGTTCTCTATATTATTAAGAATTTTTAACATATATTCATCTAATTTTCCATATAAAAACTCTAAATCATTTTCAGTATAAGGAGGGTTTAATTCTCCTGTTTCTGGATTCTTACCCATGTAAAGAGTAGTATATATTATTGAGTCTGCATCCCAAACTACTACTTTTTCCTCTTTTACACTAAAATCACTTATAATACTATTAATATTATTGTCATGTGGAATAGGTTCTATATAATCATTATTACTTTTTGTTACTAAATTCATTTTTATTTTATTTAATTTGTATTACTTTGTATTGAATAGGAGCTTCATATAGTCCAAAACTAATAAATTGTAATAATTGTTTATACCATTTTTTATGAGGTATTTCTAGTATTAGTAATTTATGAGTATTGTATATACCTGTTTCACTTTTTTGAAACCAATCTTCAGTAAATCTAATTTTAAAAGTTTCACTATTTGTTCCTGGTAAATCTTTGTTATTTATCATTATTTGTTATTAATTGTTTAGTTATAGCATCAAATTGTAAACCATGATTAGGACAAGTTATTACTCCATTAATATCAGGTTCTAAAGTTAAGTTTTGACCTCTGTGAGGACATTTACCTTTTATTATACATTTATGTTTTAGTTTAGAGTTTTTTATATAACTTACAGGAGTGGTAAATTCATTAGATTTTTTTATACATTTCATCATCATATAGACTATTTTAGTATTTTTAGTATGTTCTAATCTAATATTACTATCTTCAAATAAATAATGTTTACTTTTTTCTCCAAATTCAAATCTATAATCTACATGATAATGTAAGTAATTTTGTCCATTTTCTCTATCACTATGAGGTTTTTCTGAAGTAACAGGTAAATAATAAATATATTCAAATTTTTTATATGTAGGATAACCTATATATAACTCATTTAATCTTACTTGCTCTAATCTATTATAAACTTCTTTATACTCTATACAAGGAATTTTATAATAATTACCTATTGTATATTTATCTTTCATTATTTTATATTTTCTTCTATATTATAAGCATTTAAAATAGAATCTTTACTTACTGTAATAGTTACATAACCATCATCATAATTATTAGTAAAACCAGGTGTTTCATTTGTATCATTTTCTGAAACTCTCATTTCACTATTTAAAAATGCTTGTTCTAATGCTTTTTCAACATGTAAAGTAGCAAATTTTTTTAATGCTTCTTTAAAATCTTCTTTATCTATTAAATAAGCGTAATGTCCTTCTGTTAAAGCAACATGTTCTTTATAATAGTTAAATAATTGATCTGTTGTTTGTATCATAATAGTTTTTATGTTTTTATTTTAAAAAATATACCTAATATTACACCAAGGTATGATATTATTATGTAATTCTTTAAATTCATTAATTAATTGATTTTTAAACTCCCATTGATACCTAATATTTTCTCCTCCATATTGAGATATTTTAGTTTCTTGTATTTCTGGTTTCCAAAGTAGGTTTTCTATTTCTATAGCATTTTGTTCTAAATTAATATTATGTAAGTTTTGATTATGAGTTAAAAATATAACTTCACAAGCTACTTTATCTTTATATAATACTTTCTGATCTATTAGTTTAAATAATTCTTCATAATCTTTTTTCCAAGTATTAGTATATACAATAGGACTAAAATTAATATGTACATCCCAACCATGCTCTATAAATTTATTAATAGCTTCAATCCTTTTCTCTATTTTAAAAGTTTTAGGTTCTAAAATATCAGACATATGTTGAGGCATTAAACTATATCTAATTCTTAGTTTTTCATTACCATAAGGTAGTAATTGATTATTAACAAATTTAGTAGCAAAAGTAGCTTTAATATTAGGAGTTTCTGTAAAAAACTTTAATACTTTATCCCAATTATAATCTTTCCAATGATAATTAAGATCTACATCACATCCCACATCAAAAGTCCAATACTTTAAATCTGTTTGATTAGGGATTTTAGTACCTAATTTTAAAGAATGTTGTCTTATTGATTCTAATATTTCATCTACATTAGTATTAATATAAATATATTTTCTTCCAAATCTTCTAGTATAACAATAACTATTAGAACATCCAGCATTGCATCCCATAATAAAATTTGGCTTACTTACGGAGGAACAAAATCACTGCTTCTACCATTCTCTTTTATTTTAAGAGTTCTTGTAATTTGTTTTTTTAATTCTAAATCATTCATAATTTAAATTGTTTATTTTTGTAAAACATTCATGATGCCCTTTAAAACTTATTTTAGGTATATATCTATAAGAAATGTGTTCGATTTGTATTTTATTTTCTAATTTAGAAATATAATCAGCATCTTCATTTTGGATTATTTTTAAAATTTTATAATTATAAGGTAAAAAATCTTTTCCAGAAAATCTTTTTATTATAGGTAAAAATGTTTTACCTACTTTAAAAAATCTTTCATTTTCATTCCAACATTCAAGAATATATACTTTAAAAGAATCAAAATTTTTAGACTTTAAACCAGCTTTTTTCCAACCAGAATAACTTCTAAGATTTAAATCTTTATTTTTTAAAAAATTATTATTTGCAATAGATGCACATTTTTTACACCCATTTCCTTTTAAATGATTAAAAGGAATTTGTTCAAAATCCCCATGAATTCTGCAAGTTATAGTTACTTTATTATAACTATTTATATAAATACATTTATCATATTCATAAGTATCTCCATGAACATCCTTACTTCTTGTAATAAAATTTAATGCTACTTTTTTTGCTTTTTTATAGTTTTGTTTAGCACAAGTATGACATTTAGATCCTTTTAATAAAGAAGTTGCTTTCATTTCAAAAATACCATGTTTTTTACATATTATTTTAACTTTTGCTCTATCGTTCACATATTCAACTAAAGAATAATCATAATCATATTGTAATTTATCTACATGAATTTCTTTTAATTTATTAATAAAATATTCTGTTTTATTAATTGCTGTTTGAATAGAAGGAGTTTGATTTCGTTTTAATGAAATAAAAAATGGATTACATATTCCATATTTTGTTTTAACTAAAACTCTACTGTTTTTAGGATTATCAATAATTTCTAAATTAAAATTAGGATTTATTTTTAAAATGTCCTCTTTTAAAGTTTCTTTTGTATATTTTATATTTTTCATACTGTAAATATACAACATTTTATTTAAAAAACAAAATTACAAATTACATAATCAGAACTTTCCTTACAAGCAATAGTTTTAGTCTTTTGATATTTAAGTTCTAATTGCATTATAGTTTTAATTCTTTTAAAGGTGTTAATTTTCTTTGTGTAAAGTAAGTATTATCTATAATAGATTTATAAGTTTCTTCAGTAGTATCTTGAACTTTAGGCATTTCTTTGAAGATTCCCACTACTGGATTAAAGGCAAGTCCAATTCTGACATCATCTGAGCCATAACTATTCTTTAATATTTTAATACTTCTATACATTTTATTACCATAAGAGTTTCTTAATTTTTCTAAATTATAACCAATAGGGTCAGGTATTTTATATCTCATTGGATCAAATAAAGCTATACATACCTCACTATCTTCTTGTGTTGATGCAGAATCTTTAAAGTCCTCTAACATAGGTTCTACATCTCCATTTTTTAATCTTATAGGGTTAGATATATCTCTGTTAAATTGAGATATTTTTACTATAGTATAACCATAAACATCTCTAAATTTTCTAGCATCTTCTGAAGATTGATCTATAATTTCTTTTTTAGAGGATAATCTAACTTTATCTCCATTAGGATAACTTCTGGTTTCTTTCTTTTGTAAACCAATATGGTCATAAATTACTATAACATGCTCATTAGGGTCATTAGGGATATATTTATAATTATGTTCATCTATTTTTACTTTTTTACCATTAGCTTCAGCATAAGCATCTATAGTTTTTTTAATACCCATAGGATTTTGAGGATTTTCTATAATAGTAACTACATTATTTAACATAGTATTTATATAATCTTTGTAAGATTTTACTATTTCTAGTTCTTCAGCAGTTAATTTATTTTCTTTAGAAACCCAACCTAAAATCTTATTTACAGATATAATTTGACCTGTATCAGTAAATATTTTTCTACTTATCCATTTAGCTATTTTGTAGTTTTTTCTTCTTTCCATAGAAAAATAGAAGATTTTTAACTTCAATCCTTTAGTATTTTTAGGAGATAAAACAAACTCATAAGGATTTAATACAAAAGCATCATCTAAAAATGTAGTTTTTCCTGAACCTGTAAAACCTCCTATTAGGTAATAAGTAGCTTTTCTTAACCCTATATGATAATTTAATCTATCAAAACCCATTGAAATAAGTTCTTTATTTAATCCTTCTGTTATTTCTTTCTCTAAATCATCAAAATAATCTATCATTATATATCAAATGTGTTTATTGGTGTACTTGTATTGTGATTAGCTTGAATAGTTGTATTTTCTTTTCCATCATAATTCTCATAATCATCTACTAACATACTCTTACTATCTTTACTTATATAGTATCCTAAGAGAGGAATATATTTAAAATTAGCTTTTACAGCTTTTCTTATGTGATTTAAGAGTATAGTTTCTATTTTATTGTAGTCTTTTAGTTTATATTTTAGAACTACTTTTTTAAGTTTATCTGTGAAATCTTTTAAATTTGGAAAAAAAGAATATTTACCATCTACTCTATATTGTCTTTCTCCTGTAAGTTTAAACAATTCATCTTGAAGTTTTTTATGTAAAAGAGGATAATTAATACCTTTTGTATCATTTTTACCTTCTATTTCCTTTAAAATTTCATAACCTTTAGTAGTTAATTCTTCAGTATTTGTTAGAAAACCTTCAGTTTTCATACCTACTATAATATCTAAATATTCTTCTCTAAAGTTAAAAAGAGCATTATCTTCTACTAATTTTAATAGAAGATAATACCTTACAGATAAACCTAGTTCTTTTATTTTTAATAAAGTTTCTAAGTTGTACATAGTTTTGTTTTTTTTTAATTATAATTATTAAAAAACCCTCTTATACTTTTTAAATTATATAAGAGGGTCTAAGACTTAATATAATTTATTTACTAATAATCATCACTTGTACTACTAGCTAAAACTGCTCCAGAAGCTAAAAAGTTCTTTGAAGAGTCATAAATATCTATTTCTTGTGGTAAGAAATAGCTACTTTTTCTAAATCCATTAACTTCATCCATAGTGTCTATTAAAAATGTTTCTACTGGAGTAATTTTTCTAGCTTTGCTTTCTTTAGCTTGTATAAGGGAAGCTAATTTAGTAGGGTCTAGATTATAAGCTTTTACATTTTTAAACATATATCCAGGTAAAAATGCTCTGTTATAAATAGTTTGTACAGGAGTTCCATCATCTTTTAATTTAACTCCATAAGAACATACTACAGTTTTCTCATTTCCACTAACATCAAATCTAATGTCCATTAGAGTTTTTCTTAGTGATTTAAAGTTTCCTTTTAGCATAGTAGGTATATCTAATAAAAGATTTAAATCTTGACTATATATATCTAAATTAAACATATTAATCATAAAGTTATATACAGCAACTTCTCCTTCTAAAGCTTTTCTAAATACTTTATTTCCTAAGTTATCTACTTCTTCTGGTTTAGCTCCAGCATTATATTTCTCTGTAACACTACCATCTACATTTTTCCAACTTAATACTTTACTAAAAGATTTAAAATTATCCCATAATTCATTTTCTGTCATAGCCCATTGATTAGCTCCCAATTGATTAACCCATTCTGGTTTACCTTCTTTAGATACTCTTTCTTTGTCTGTTACTTGAAAACTTAATTGATCTACTTGTTCTGTTCTTGTATTTCTAACATAAAAAGCTAATCTGAAATATTTATCTCCTTCTGTAGTTTCTCCTGTATATTCAGGATCTTTAAATTTAGCAATAGTTTCTTCATTATCAATACCTAATAATGTCATAAGTTCTTCTTTTGTAGGATTTATTCCTACTAATGTAGATTCTCCATATCCTACATATAATTTCTTTTCTGTACTTTGATTTTCTCTTTGTGGTAAATTCATACTTTTTTTTAATTTAATTTTTTTTGTTTAATAATGTGTAAATATAATATAAATATAGTGAATATAAAAATTTTATTTAGCTAAATACCAATTTTTACCAACATTTGCACTAGCTTCCATTTTAATTAAAGGATTTTTAATAAATACATTACCACTTTCTTTCATAATTTCTCCTAGCTTTTGTTGATAATGTTCACATAATGAATCTATTGATTCTAATACTATTTCATCATGAGGAGCTATACAAAGTTTTACTAAGTTTTGATGATTGTTTTCTACAATATATTCAAATAAATTAGCTATAGATAATTTAGTTTGAAAAGCAGCAGTAGTTTGAGTAGGATTATTTAAAACTAATCTAAAATATTGAGATTTTAGTTTAAAATATTTAGAAATATTAGATTTATTGTTTTTATAAAAATTATAAGCTTGTTGATTTATAACAACATAATCTTCTTTTAACTCTTTTTTTCTAAATTGTTCTCTATATTCTTTCTTACCTATTTTATATAAATCCCAATCATCTTTAGTAATAGCTTGTATTTTAGTTTCTAATTCTTTAAATTCATTAAAGAAAGGTAAATGTAATTTAAATCCATATACAGATTCTATATATCCTAGTTTACAAGCTTCTTTTATCTTACTATTACCATATTCATAAATACCTGGGTGTAATTCCTTATATAATCCTTCTATTCTTTGACCTTCCTCTAATGATAATCCTTCATTTAAAGCTAAAGTATATCCTGTACCTCCAAACTGAAAACAAAATCTTGGAGCCTTACTTGCATTTCTTTTAGCTTTATGATTAGTCATAATATCTTCATCTGATAATTCTTGTAATTCTTCAGGATACAATAATCTAGCAAAAGCACAATGTAAATCTAAACCATTTACTATAGAAGCAATCATTACTTTATCTCCTGTAATATCTGCACCAGTTCTAGTTTCTTGTCCTTCATAATCAGATACAATCATTTGAAAACCTTCTTTAGCTTCTATACATTCTCTAGTTCTTTGATTTGCAGGAAGATTTAAAGTATTTATATCTCCTCTAGAAGTAGAAATTCTAGCAGTATCTAAAATAGGATTGAAAGAAGAATAAATTCTTCCTTCTATAACTTTATCTAATATATTTTGACCAAAAGTAGTTACATCATGAGTAGCTTTTTGAAAATCTAACCATATTTTAACAAATTCATGCTTACTTTTAGATAAAATATCTTCTCCTATACTTTCTTTTTTTTCATCAGTTAAAATATCTATACCTAATTCTTTAAATACAGGAATCATTTGTTTAGAAGAGGTTAAAGATATAGTTAATCTTTTAGCAATATCAAACATATCTATTTGATTGTCTCTAAATTTGGGCAAATGATCAAAAATATACTCTAATACAATATTTTCACATTCCTTCTGATATTTAATATCTTTTATAATTTTCTCTTTCCATTTATCTATATTAATAGGTGCTCCACAATGTTCCATGTAAGCTAATCCTTTAATATATTTACAATGTAAATTATAAGCATCTAAAGCTTTAGAATCTATTAATTTCTGTTCTAATACATCATGTAATTCTAACAACCTGTCTACATCCTGAAAACAATAATTTATAGAGGCTTTAGTAGATAATTTAACATTATGAATGTTTTTTTGTTCAGATTTATCATAAATAATATCCATTTCTCTCTCAAATACATATCCAAAACCATGTCTAAAACTAGGAGGAAATCCATTATATAATATTTTAGAAGCTATAAAAGTATCTTTAACTTTCTTAGGATAAAATCCATATTTATATAACCACTTTAAATCAAAAGTAATATTATGTCCTACCAAAGTTCTACCTTCTAAATACTTAAAAACATCTTTAGGTTCATAATTATTATCATAACAATGTATAAGATAATTATTTTCTCCTGTACCTAATTGTATAGCAAATATATCTCCTAATATAGGTTTTAATGAAGTAGTTTCTGTATCTAAAGCAATAGTATCAGGTAATATCATATCCTCAAGATTACAATAATTATAATCTCCTATCTTCTGAAAAAAATCTTGGTCTTTTGTGATAATAAAATTTCCCATTTACTTATAATAAATTTAATTGTATTCCTACATTATAACCTTTAATTACTTTAGAAAGTTCCTTTAAATCTATACCTTCTTTATAGTATATTATAGTTTCATTTTCTCCTAAATAACACAAATCTCCAAAGTTTTCTTTAAGTAATTTTTTTAATTTATTCATAATACTGCAATTAAATCTTCTTTTGTAAAAAATAAGTTATCATCAGTAAAAATGTTATTATATCTCATAAATCCACTAGAATCTGTATAATTATTTTTAAGATTATACATATTCTTTTGAGAGGTACTTGTAATTACTTTTGTATCACTATAAATATCATAAATTATAGTAATATCTTTTATAATATCTTTACAAACTTTATTATCATTCATAAAGTATACTTCATCTCCTATGTTAAACTTGCTATTTATCTCCATTTTTTTTATAATTTAAATGTTTTATCTATTAAATCTGTAATATTAAATTCTTTATCACAAATATAGATATTAATAATTAATTTTTCTTCTTCTTTCTCTATAAAGTTAAAGTTAATGTTATATACATAACCTAAAGAATCATCTTGTATTATAGGTATTTTATGTACATTTTGTTGTTTAGTATTAGAAAGATCTCTTTGAGTAATAGTATCTTGAAAAGCTTTATCATAAAGATAAGCTTTGTTACCTAAATCACTTTTATTCTTACTTAAAGAACCTTCAAAAGTATAGTAGAAAGCTAATTTTTGTCCTTCTTCTAGTTCTATTTTATTGTCTTTCAAAGATTTAAGTAAATTTTTAGTCACTACATCTACAAAGTATTTATGTAATTCTACCATTATTTTAGCTCTAGAATGATGATGAAGATTCCCAGAATATAAATCTTGGGAATTAATCTTCCATAATTTAGGTGTACCTGCTACTCTAGTATTTTTAACTATTTTCTCTCCATTACTATCTAATGCATTACCTTTCTTATCATAAGTAATACCTAATTTTTTATGTTTCTTAGGTATTTTATCTTCTTCTGTGACATTATAATATTTAGGTCTTCTAGCTTTAGATAATTCTATATGAGTTATATAGTTAGGTATTTCTATAG